AAAGCAGTCTAATAGACTGCTTTCCCTAGTGATGATATATGGAGTTTGTATGATAAAACAAACAAGTACATACTAACACTATTTACGCGAGTTGTCAACCTTTTTAACACGATGAATGGTGGTGACGCTGACACCATACATTTCTGCCAGTTGTCGTAGAGTTTTATCGCTTGATCTTATGTCAGCAATCTGCTTGTGATTGAGTTTGCGTACGAAACCCTCTCTGTGAGCTTGTATCATATCATCCACATTTTGTTGCTGTGTGCCAGTTTGTAGATGTTGTGGATTTACACATAATGGAGTGTTACATTTGTGTCGTATCACTTGCCCCGCGGGGACGTCAAGTCTATAATGGCATTCCCATGATAGTCTGTGTGCGTAGTGTCGTTTGCCTCGTATTGATATCACTCCATATCCACTATTCACACTGCCTAACCATAGCCAACATCCTGACGTGTTTATGCGGGTTAGTTCGTGTAGGCGCCAAGAGGCATACATCCATTCATCATCGCCGGATGTAGAGGCGACTAGTTCAATATCATCACTCATCAACAATATTTAACGGAATATTTGCTTGGTTTTATTGTGTTATTTCAGTAAGGCACACGCCTAAAGGCGTATGGTTAATACTTCGTATAACTTCTTTTCTTTTTCATTTAGATCATTGTGGATGTATTTGCTTTTTGTTTCGCCCATAGAGAACTTTTAGTAAAATACCAAAAATCCTCTTAAGAGAACAAGCAACAGCATCACTTTGGGGTAAAGGGTTCGCATATCTTACCCACCTCAATATGTAGAGGTTGACTACTTCCACTTTATAAACAAGCCCTGCTTGTAGCCCAACTTGAAGTTATAGTTTATAAAGCCCAACACACAAAAGTTTCCAAAATGTGTCAGCATAACTGCCTATATTTGTATACCGTCCATGCTTAACGGTGGCGATTGTATCAAATCTACCCAATGAGCGGGTGGGTTAAACGCTTAAAAGTTATAAAGATACTATTTTACAATACATATTAATATTATTTAGCAAAACACCGCTTAAAACCGCTTAAAATAGGAATAAACGGGTGATTTTGCTAGTTTTAACTATAATAACACTATATGATTATAAAAATCAACCACTTTTTAGCCCCGCGACAATCTTTCGCGTTTTTCACGGTGTTCGCGACGTTTAAGTTCCGCACGGTGCCAATGAGAATAGTTAGCGTTATCTAACCAACTCCAACCACCTGGGTGACGTTTTTGTTCTTCCGGTACTGCTTTATATACAATATGATTTGTTAGTTCGCTTGTTTTTAGTTCTCTATACAACCAACGATATTTTTTATTTTCAGCCATTTTTTACCTCTTTTTGCTAAATATATATGTAACTTGTTTTAAACATGTTACTCTTATATCGCGTTGAACGGTGTCTTATATGGCATTTTATCTTTCCTTTTACAATACATTTGTTACTGTTAGGCACCGTTCATTTTTTCTAACAGTTTGATTTCATCAGTAACACGTTGTAAAAAGTGTTCATTACATTGGATATAAAATGCTATGTCTTCTTTAGGACGTATTTTATCTTGTTTAAATCTTTTGGCTTTTATTTGTAGTTGTTCAAGTTCGTTTTTGAGATAGTTAAGTCTATCCTCGTCTGACATTCGTTTTTTGTTCAACCGTGGCATTTAAAATAGTTTGGTAACGAAAGGAATAAACACTGAAGCTATCAACAATAGTAGTATAGCCCACAATCTTGTGTCTATCTTTTTAACATCGTCTTCGATGTGTTTGAGGTGATTTGTTTTGATTGTGCTTATATCTTTGTGAATAAGTTTTACATCAGTTTCTATTTTTGTTATTCTTTCTGACTGTTTCATTATGCGAAGTAAAATCCTTGTATTGATGTTATGTGTCTTTGTGTGCCACTGATTGAAGCCGTTATATTATTGCTAGATAATGTTGGAATATCTGATTGACTGGCATCAATAGCGTTGTTTGTAGTTCTTATAAGTCTAAATCCCATCGCTGATGATCCCGCTGTAAGATCGGCGAACATGGTTGGTGTAGTAGGCCAGTTAAATCCACTAGGATGTGCCGCACCGCCTGTAGCATTACTACCCATCCATACTTGAAAGTTGTTGTGATACCTAGACGTTATAGCTGATGCTACTGGTAGATTTACAGTTATTGAAGCATAAGCTCCCAGTTCGTCTGAATAGTTTATTTTTCCGTCAATGAATACTGACAAAAATACTATACCACCCATTGGTACATAATATCCTTCTTGTGCTGTGTATGTTATTGTAACTGTGCCTTGTGTAGCTGTATATTCTGGTGTGTACGATATGTAACTGTTGTTGGCTACATTGCGTAGTTCATCGAATGCTGTCTTAATATCAGCACGAGCTAGAGTTGGTGAATCCTGATTTGAATCCAAGTTGGCTGTGTTTATGTTATTTGGATCCGCCCAAGCCATTATTTTTTAATATCTTTCATTGTCCAATCCCACCATTTGCGGAACGGCCAAGTAATAGCACATATAATACACCAGTGCTTACAAAGTTTATATTTTCCCATATTAATCTCCTACGATGAAGCTACTGTGCTGTCATCATTGAAATATTTCCAATCAGTACCATTGTGATAGATTGGTTTGTTTTTCGTAGCCGCCGCCCCATCTGTGGTTAAAAACGCTACATCACCATTTGCTGGTGAACTTGGTAATGAAGCATATGCCACTGGTGCCAAGTTGATGAAACTTGTGATCTTAACCATTGATGTGATTGGTTGTAGATTTAGGTTTTTACTGGTACCAGTTTTGATGCCTTCATTAGCAAATATTTTGCCATCTGCTTCAAGTTTAACAGCACCTTCAGTGGTACCTAAACCGTTGATTACATTTTGTAGTTCACCTAATGCCGCTAATAAATCTTCTCTTGCCGCGGCTGGTGAATCCGTAGCACTGTCTAAGTTTGCTGTTGATATATTTGAAACATTTCCCCAAGTCATGTTTTGATCTCCTGTTATGTATATTTATAGTTTATATTTCACCTCTCACACGCTCTACGCCTTGCGGAGTTTCATGTATTTTTGGTAATGATTTCATTGCAATATCCACTGTCCAATCAACAATATCATTGCCGCTGCCATCTACCACAGCAAATGTAACACCTGCGCCACTTTTTTCAATGATAACTGGTTGTGTGTCTGGATATAAAGCATTGTGATGTGGTGTAATGTTAACAGCAGTTAAGGGACCATCTGGGCCCGTATTAGCACCAATATAATGTTGTGGTGTTGATGTTGGTTGAGTAAAATCACCGGGAATAGCATCTTCTAAAACTCTTTCTACTGTGTCATGTCTATATTCAGTGTTTACATTGTACAATATTGGTTGCTGTCTTTGATTATTGTTGTCAAAATATTCAACATATGTGGTAAGACGAATGTATCTTGCTTTGAAACCCATGTAGCCTAAATCATAGTTGGTGGATGAATACACACCATTGCCAGCATCAGTATAACCTGGTTCCGTGTAGTCCAAAACTGTGTATGTCACAATAGCACCACCTATGGCATTGTTGTGTGTGTAATAACCTATGGTGGTTTTTGGTGATATCATGTTTGAATCCACTTCGCTGTATTCAATCACTGTGCGTTGATGTCCATCAACACCAACTCTAATCACTGGATACACATATTTTACAGCACCCAAATCAATGATGTTGGATTCAAATCTCAGTGGTGTGCCCTTTGCACCAGTTTCAGTTTCTATGCTGGTGTCAGTGTATTCAATCCATTTGGTGTAATCACTCCATGCTGTTTTGTCAGCCCAGGTGATGTCACCTTTGTGTAGTAATCTGCCGCCGCTTACATATCCGTTGTGTGTTGCCATTAACTGTCAAATCCTTGTGTTGCTAAACTGCTACTACCAACAACTGCCGCTGTGGTAGATGTTGTTGTATCAGCTGGAATAATCACATAGCTTACTCCACCTGGTTGATTTTCACCACCATCTATTCTTATTCTTGAAAAGTCCGCAGTGAGTGTTGCTGGTGCCATGTACACTTGATATGAAACATAATCACCTGGTCTTATGGGAACACCTTTGACTGTGGTTGCTGTGAATGAATATTGTGTTGCACCAGCCAATGTTCTAAAATGCTGTTGTATTTTGGAAAAGTCTTTGGCTGATGAGTTGAGTGCATACCATATTTCAATGATGGCATCACCATTTGGACGTATGGCACTTACATCTATGTTCCAAGTGACATAACCCAAACCATTGTTGACCACTGCTGATGCTTTGACTGAACTGGTACCGCCCACATTGTCTAGCACACATTTGTTTTGTGCTGGGTCCCAGTGATAGCCAGATGGACAGTTGTTGTTGTCATCTTGCACACATATTTGTTGGTCATAATCATAATGATAACCTTCTGGACATTCTGGAAGTCCCTTGCTGCCATCAGCCACACATCTGTTGAGTGTTGTATCAAACACATAACCTGGTGGACACTGTTGAAAATCATCTCTGTTGATAGCTGTGATACCATACATCACATTGCGATGTTCCAGCAACTGTAGATCAACTGTGTTGTCATAGTTCAGTTTGGTTGATACCACTCTAAACAACATTTCTGGTGCTGTTGGATCCACAGTACCTGTGCTGTCGGTGGGTGATTTAAACAAATAATCTGTTAAATCAGTGCCAGTGGTTGTGGTTTTGTATTGATGATTTATTTTTACAACATCACCTGCCACTATGCTTTGTCCTTCATTGGTTATTTTTAAACTCACTGCCAACTGATGTCGTGATCTATCCACCATGTATTTGGCAAAAAAGTATACTCTTTCCCATCTTGTGAGTGTTGGATGTGACAGTGTGAGTATTAAGGGTTCGCCGCCATCTTCTGATAGTGCTGTGCTGTCTTGATATATGACAGTGTCACTGTCATAGCCTTTTTGTTCATTGGCAAATGTTATTCTTGCTTCATTGTACTTAGAGTTTTTGTCAGCTGATTGAATATTGATGTCACCAATGATCATGTCATCAGTTATGGCTATGGCATCATCAGCTGGGAAGTTGGCTTCAAAACGCAACTGATACTTGCCATTAACATATGGTAAAAAGCCTCTACAACTTTGTAATAATCTTTTGGTGTTGTTGAACATGGTTTCTTCAGTGTTGACCACTGCGTCACATCTAAACAAGAAACTCACAAAAGGTTGTGTTGTGAGTGAGTATGTTTGTTCAAACACTGCTTGTTGTGTATCAAACGAAGCAAAGTTTATTCTGTTGTCTTTGAGCCCTTTACCATAACGAGGATTTCTCAAATAATCCAGCAAACAATCTGCTGGATTGTTGGAATATGTAAATGCTCCTACTCCTGTGATTTGGCTTTGTGCTTCATATGTGCTGGTGTCACTGTCAGTGTCCATGGCTGATGTGTATGTTGTTAAAACTTTTTTACCTCTAACTTTAACTTGTACTTGTGGAATACCCTGCCATGGATTGTTTTCTGGAAACCATTCAAATCGCAGTGCCACATATGCAACACCTCTTAATCTATGATTTGCTGTCCAACTGCCACCTTGTTCACCTTGGAAAAATGTGGATGAAGTTTGATCTTCAGCACCAGTCCTAAACTCAGCCACAACTAAACTTCTGTTGCTACGCCAATATGAACTTTCCTCACCTTGTAGATTTTGTTGTGTGATTGTGAGTGCTTGATTGGGTGTGATTTTGTCACCAGTATATGAACTCAATCCTTGTTTTTCATCATTGATGTACAGTTCAGTGAAACCATCTATTTCACCTTCACATATGGCCAGCACTATGTACAAATATTTGTTGTCATTAGAGGGGCCGCTGTTGCCCATAAACACTCTGGTACCACCTATGCGTCTTTCGCCATACACTACGGGAATGCCTTTGACAGCTGAAGCTGTGTTTAACAGTATGCCTTGGTTTTCACTTTCAAAACTAGAGGGGTTGTCATATTCTGGAAGGTCAAAACTGAAACCAAATGCTCCTAAAAAGCCATCTACCACATTGGTTACAAGTTTAACAATACCACCAACTATGCCGCTGATGATGTCACCAACACCTTTTACTATTTTCTTAAAAAAGTTTCCAAGCATTATTGTATCCTTTTGCTGTAGTACATCGTGTTTGGTTTATATCCTAGTTTGTCAAATGTCAAATCATAAGCACGTCTTTCGTATGCTGTTTGTTTAATACCAACCATGGTATTGATAGCACCTTTAGAACGAGCCCATCCTTCGAACACATCTAACAGTTTAAGTCCAAAGTTACCTCTGCCATAACGGTTAGCTGGATTGTGTACATACCAGTGATGTGTTATCGCTGTTGGATGTGTGCTTAAACTTGAAAAATCAATAGTGCCACTTAGATAACCAAATGGCTTGTTTTTTTCATCGGTTATAACCAACATCACAGCATCTGGATCCAACATCATTGTGTGTATCCATCGTTCGCATACGTCAACTGAAAACTTTTCACCGTGTTCAGTGTTTTCGTATTCTATCTCGTTCAAAGCAATCAAATGTACAACATCGCTTGGAACTGCTTGTCTAATATTTGTAGTCATTGTATTCATATTTACTTCCTTACACACTGCCCCATTTTATGTCTTGTGTTTGTGTCGAACTCCATTCAAAACCTTGATCAAAGTTGAATATTTCAGTGGTATCATATCTTTTTGTGGTGTGTTGGCTAGCACTGTTAGTAAATCTACCATTGGTTGCTTCAAAGTTAGCCCAGTGTGATGCCACATTGAATGTTATGGTACTTTCATCACCTTTTTCAACTGCTGAAAAGTTTTTGATGTTGCCATCAAACAACAAATATGTTCTGTTGGTTTGAAAAGCATTGTTGTCGTCTAAAAATGTTCTGTATATCACTATTCTTTTGTTGATGATGTTGCCATGCACCACATCTGAAATATCCCCAGTGTCAACACCACTCAAGTTTATTGAAATATTGTTTACTTTGATTTGTGTGGTTTCTGATACTGCACCAAAACCCAACAGTTGTCCAGCGGCATTGTATGTGTTGCTACCACTGTCTGGGGCTGTGGCACTGTCATATGCAATGTTGTAGAAGTTGTCAGTCAAATACAGTGTTGTATCCAAATGCAGTTCCATCAAATGAAACACTCGTGCTTGATCTTTTTCAGTAGCACCAGTGCCATCGCCAGTGTATAAAGGTGTTGTAAATCTTGATCCCGTGTAAGACATTAGATTGCCTCCACTACATCAAACTCCAATGACGCAAAGCCATCTGCTCCTTCAAAATATCTCACTGTGTCACCACTCAATCTCACTGTGAGTTTGAAGTTGTCTTTGCTCAAAACATTTTCAGTATCAGCCACTGCTGAAACCAATGCGGGTTCAAATGTCAATGTTGCACCACTGTGTTCTATCACCATGTATGCTTTGCTGTGTCCTGAAAAGTTGATCATATCACCTGGTTTGAACTCGTTGCTATTGTCCATTGTGATTGTAGTATTACCTATACTGCCTGTGGAAGCGATACCTTCATTATTTGTTTGTGTGCCGCTCACATTGGCTAGATTTGTTGGCGATATAGTAAATGATGTTAAACTGCCTTTTTGCTGTATTAAGAAAGCATATATTCTTCTCAACTTTTCTTGTGATAAAGGTGGCATTACTATTCTTGCTGACCAATAATGTCCGCCAAAACTTCTTACCTGCGTTCTTCCGCTTAAACTTTGTGTAGCCACGGTTGGTTGATTTGATGTAAGCTCTATCGCTGTGATATCAATATTCAAACTTGGCGATGCTGTTAGCATGTCATTAAAATGTGTGTGTATAGTCATTATGCTGTTATACTCCTTCTACCAGTGTCATTTACAGCTTCATTGATAATACCAACAATAGTATCTTTTTGCTGTGCCAATGCTACGTTAAATGATTGTGCGTCTATGGCATTTACTGTGAACTCAATGTTAACATTTCTACCCAGTTGATTGTTTGGTGTTATACCACCAGTTCTTCCAGGAGTAAAAAGTTCGGGGCCTTCTTCCCCTACGATATAACTTTGTCCTGCCCCAACAGCACCACCTCTAGCTCTACCTGAATATGTTTGTTGTGATATTAGTGCCAGTTGTGCCGCACCCATAGCCAATATTGCTCCAGCTAGGAAGGGCCCAAATATACCACCTTGTGCTAATGCTTTAGTAACACCAGTAGCTGTATTCATTACAGCCGACGCCATATTCATAGCTTTGTTTAGTTTAAATGCTTTTTCATTAACTTGTGATAAATCCTCAAGTGCTTTTCTGCCTGACTTTTTAGTAAGTTCAAGTATTTCGTCTTTTGTAAGTTCTGTAAGATCAAGTTCTTTGTTTAAACCGTTTGATATTAAGTCAAACTGCTCGCTTACTCTTCTTTCACTTGCTCTTTGACGTTGTGCTTCATATCTTTCTTCTAATCTATTTTTTAGTTTAAAATAGTTTTCATCAAATGATATTCTTTCACCATAATAATCTTTTAAATCTTTTAAATCGCTGTTGTATTGATCGCGATTAACTTCTTCTGTTGTTTTTAAACTATTTTTGATTTTTTCAATCCTTTTACCTAAGGCATCTTCTAGTTTCTTTTGTTCTTTGTTAACACCTTTGTCAGTAGTTGTGCCAGTGCTACCAGCAACCGCACCATTTTTGCTAGCCATTTTCATTATAGGGTCTACGTATGCTGTTAGTTTTGCTTGTTCTTCTCTTAGTTTTTTAGCTTTAGCAGTGATTTCATCATATTGTGCTACAGCATCTTTACCACTTTTTACTACTTCACCAAACTGATCAACAACTATGTTACCAAACTTGATTGTTTCACCACTAGCATCATATATTTTGTCTACAAAACCTTGTGCGTGATCTGTTACTGTGTCAAAACCTTCTGACACATATTCCAAACCTTTTTTACCCATATCAACAAGTACACCAGTTAAGTCGGAAGCATCACCTTCAAATCTTTCCATTAGTGGAAGGAAGTCTGCTAACACATTGTAGCCATTAATCGCGGCTTGTACAAAGTCTAAGAATACTTGTTTGATTTTATCAATAACTCCTTTAAACTTTTCTCTAAGGAAGTTACCAAATGTAGCAAATGCTTTACCTAAAGCATCAACTACTCCTTTGACTAATGCTAAACTTCTACCTAAACCATTTTTAAATGACAAATATCCAATCAGTGCCACTACTGCTGTAACAAGTGCGCCTATAGGATTTGTTGCTATAGCTATAGTAAATGCTCTCATTGCCAAAGTAGCACCTTTAATCCAAGCCGCAAGTTTAAGTGCTATTAGTGCCCCAGTTATTCCTCTAACATGTTCCATATTATTGATTAAAAACTGTGTAGCATCTTTTAACAAGTACACTGCTTGTGTGGCTTTAAAACCTATTTCAACTGCTAGATCTGAGTTAGCTTTTACAAACTTTGTTGTTTCTCTTGCTGTTTCTGTTAACGCTGATCTTAATCCGCTATCGCCAATAGCTACTTGAAACTCTTGTACTTGGTCTTTAAGATTTGAAAAAGCACCTGTTAGTGTTTTTGCTCTGGCTTCTAATGCTCCAGCGAACTCGTCTTCACCTATTTCTTGTAGATATGCTAGTATATTTTCGGTATTGAACTTCATTTCAGTTTCAACACCTCTAAATATCGCTGTGATGTTGTCACCTTCTTTTTTGACTTTTATACCAAGTCGTTTTAACATTTCAAACTCGCCAGTGGTTGCGTTGAATACTGCTTGTGCTACAGTATCAAATCTAACACCCATACCAGCGGCGATGTTACCTAAATCGGTCATCATGTCTTTGGTTGGATTCAACCCGGCGTTTCTAAATGTTATGAAAGCATTGGATACTTCGTCAAGTTGGAATGTGGTGCCAGCCGTGAACTCTCTAATCATGTCCATGGCTTGTGCCGCCGCGTGTGCGGAACCTTGTACAGTTACTAAGGTTGCTCCTAGGTCTTCAAATGTTCTGATTGTGTTTATGGTTGATGAAGCAATACGTTGAAACCCTAAAGCCGCAACTAATCCTCCAGCTAGTTTGGTTAAACTGCCAATCTGTCCTTCCATTGAATGGAGGTCTTTTTGGACTTTACCAAAAGTTTTGCCGGTCTTATTAACGCCTTCTAATATTATTTGCTCTCGTATAGCCATCTTGTTTCTTTTGCTCCTTAGCTTTAATATTTAAATAAGCCAACCAACCTTTAAACTCTAAAAGGGACATTTTCATAACAGTACCTACCGTAATATGTAGGTGTTCGGCTATGGCGAACATTGACCTAAGTTCGCTATCCCCTATTAGTTTTTTTCAATCGCGCCTATGCTATCCGAGTTAGCATTATTAAGTGCGGTTGCTACTTTTACAAGTACTTGTGGATCCACTTCATTCATTAAGCTAGCTCTATCAGTGTCATGGAATACCCTTTTACCGTCAGCATCTAAACTTTTTTGTATGATAGATTCCACTAGTGCTTCAGCAGTTTTACCATCAGTAGTTAACTTTAGTATTTTAGCTTCAGTAGACATCGATGAAGTTGCTCGATAATATATGTCGCAATCCCATTCTGCTACATGAAGTTTTTGTAGTTCTCCTGACAACTTTGATTTAAAGTGTGCCAGTGCTTTTTGTTTGATATTCATATCCGATTTTGTCATCGTTTTAATCTCCTTGTTCCAATGAACCCGGTCATTTTCCTAACCGTTGGTTTTACTATTCCACTGGGTGCTTGTTTTGATATGCCCTTGTCTAAGAACTGTATGTATGGTGTAGCATTGCTTACTTCAAAAGTATCATTGCTTATGTCCTTAGTCCAGTTTTTCCTAGCATACCCAGTACGTTTAGGGGTGTTAGCACGTGCTACATCGATAGTTTTGTCACTAACTTCTTCTAACAAACGCTGAACTTGTCGTTCAAGTTTGTCAAAACCAGCTTCTGACTTTCCCGCCAATCTCGCTTTGTACATTAACACACCCCTATTAGATAGCCGCAATAGTTAATGCGCCGCTGCCTTGTGCCGCAAATGAAGCCTCAACCACACCATCAACTGATGATGTAACTGAAAATGAAGTAATGATACAGCTTCCAGAAAACTTAGAGTTTGCCGGAGTTTCACTTGTATCATCGCCTGATGGAAATACTTCAAATGTTGCTAGTGTTTCTTGTCCTGTTTTTGACATCAACTCATCAAGTTTTGCTTGAACTGTGTCAGCGTGGTCAAAATACACATCACCTGAAATAGTGAATGTGCTTAAACCAGGTTGATATGTTCTCATACCTGAAGAGCCCATTGATGTAGTTTCAAGTACATCTTGAGTTTGTTCAATAGTAAATGATCTTAAGTTACCGATTGCTGTTGATGTTAAACTATCACCACTATCAGCTAACTTGATCACACCATCGTGTCCAGAATAGATCGCCATGTTTATTTCTCCTCGTCTGTGTTGTTAAAGTCGTCGTTGTTTGGATTGCCGTCATTAAACGGTGTCTCCAGTTGAATAACATCAGCTTCAGCCTCGACTTTAACTTTGGGTTTTTTTGCTTTAGTTGATGTTCGTTTTGCTTTTACAGTTGTAGATGGTGTCCAGCTCCAACCTTCTTCAGCAACCAATCTAGTGGCTTCAGTAAAACCACATTGTTTGGAATCTTTGTCTTTGTATATTGTTCTAAGTGCCATATTATACCGTGCCTCGTGTATATTTATATTGAACTGTAAATGTAATATCTACCCGTCCGAGTGGATATATAGTGCCATCATCAACTACGATGTTTGACACATAACAGTTTAGTGCGTTTAAACTTCTTTGTCTGTCAGTTTCAAGTGCTTCTTCGATCGCTTCAATCAGTGCGTTACGCTGTGTGTCAATATTGTTTGTGATAGTAGTTGCGGAAGCTGAAGCTCTTACAAACCCAATAATAGTGTAGTCTATCTCACCCATTCTCAAACCACCTTGCGTGATATCATTGCGAGCTTCTTCCGAAGTTCTCACCATTATGGCTGGATATTGTGTTATCGCTAGGTCTGTGGTGTTGATTGGATTACGTGATACAATAACCACTGGCGGATTTGTGATACCTTGTAGTGTTTGTACTATGTCTTGTGCTATGTCTTCTCTTACACTCATTATCTTACCAATCTATTGTAGTGTACAGGCTGTTGTTCATTGTCTTCAACCGTGCCATCACCATCAAAGTCATATTTTACACCGTCTTGTAGTACAAAGTCAATCTCTTCTTGCCATTTTGACTTATAAAAGTCAATCATTACTCTAAATCTATCTGGTTCCGCTGAGTGTTGTGTTAGTTTTGGTAAGATGTAGTATGCTAGTACATGGAACACAGCCGCTCTCGTAAACTGACTCGCTGTTAGTTTTGTAGTATCCATCTCTAAACCAGCTGGTGTGTATAATCTTACTTGTGATCTTGACACTCTAGGCCACCAGTGTATTCTCAAATATCTTTGAATATCAGCAGTGGTTTTTGCGTGTTCGTCACCAAAGTCCAATATACCATATTCTTTGATTTGGGGCTCGTATTCTAATATGTTTGCGTCTGTGCTATAGTTACTCATTTACTACTCCTTGTTGGTTATAGTGGGGATTGCTCCCCACTATATGATTTATAATCAATCGATATTATGAAATATCCACTGTTACTAATCTACCGTGTCCAGCTTGTAATACAGCCGCACCTGCTACGCCAGTTAAAACTAAGTCAGTAGCTCTTGAAGCCGCCTGTCTTTGTTCTTCTGCCGTTACAGCACCACGCATAGCATGGCCGATAGCTGACGGTGAAAATACCGCACATGAAGCCACGTTGGAACCATCAATAGGTACTAAAGCGGATTCAATCACTGTACAACCAGCGATTTGACCGATGTAGAAGTTTGATAGTATTTGATTACCAACATTTGTGTTTGCTGTGTAAGCCGTTGTAGCAGTTAAAGATTTTTTAAGTTCTTTAGCCGCTGTTGGGTGAACAACTGCGTAGAACGGGCCTGTTAGTTTAGCCGCTCTTAGCTGACCTACTGCGTTGAAGATGTCATCAGTACCAAAGTTCGCCGCTGTAACAGTACCACCTGCTGATGTTAAACTGTTAAAAGTTGTGAATGCTTCAGTGTCCATTGATTCCGCAATAGCTCTACCGCTTTGATCACCAAGCTGTGCCATTACATCGTTCACTGCTGAGTTTTTAAGCATATCTGTGATTTGGTGATATACTACGTGCTCAGTTAATGTAATAGTAGCTGATGTTGTGTTAGTTTCTTTTGCTGTTGCTGCCGCTTCGTCTGAAATGTTTTCAGCTGTGATCGCACTCCATACTGGTACTTGAAGTACTTTACCTGAGTTAGCGGGAGCGTCAAACAAAGTCATCATCTGTCTAGCAACAGAGTTTTCGTACGCCGCAAACTGCGCCGCAGTAACGAGATTACTATATAACTCGTTGTTGATGTTTGTATTTGAGTTGCTTGGATAAGCCATTTTATTTTCTCCTGTTTAATATTAACGACCTTTTTGCTTACGATATTCAGCGTATAGCTGTCTATGGTCAGCTCTGGTCATGTCTAGTTTACTAATATCAAGCGTTTCACCAACTTTACCTTTGTCTCCAACTTTACTTCCTTCTGTACCCATTCCTGATGGAGTAGCACTTAAAAAGTGTTTATTAGATGTTACAAACTCGTTGACAAGTTCGGATACTCCCATGTGTGTTCCATCATCTTTGTATCTTACTTGTCCTGTTTTTGGATCCGTGATTTCAACATCGCCACCGTCACCAAGTCTTACTTGATCACGCAATAGCTTTGCCACTTGCTGTGGATTGATGCTACCTGCTTTGCTGGCTTCATCGACCAAACTGCCATCAACTCTAATAGTTTCAACAGTCTTCATCAGCTGGTTTATTTGAGCGTCTTTTTTCTCTGCTTGTTCTTTAAGCAGTTTCTCAAACTCGCCTTTGGCTTTTAGTTTATTTTCACGTTCCTGTTCTGCCTTAGTCATTAAGTCTTGATATGTTTCAACATCTACACCCTCATACTTTTTATCGTACTTGCGTCTTTCTCTTGATACTCTATCAGCGACTATCTTGTCCAAGTCTTGCTGTGTGAATAGCTTTTCCTGTGTTTCAGTTTGTTCAACCGCAGTCTCAGTGGACTCAGTGTTTTGTATATTTTCCGCTTCACTCATCGTAATACCTCCTTATAGATATGAGTTAATCTCCAATCATAATGATTGTTTATGTTTGTATTTATGTTGCTTTAATGATTGCCTTGCGTTTGCTAGTACATTAAAATCTTGCTGTATTAAGCATGGCATAGGGGTGCTGTGTCCCCCAAACTTAGGATGTGAATATAACCATTCTTCATCATCTCTTTCTTCATTAAACTGTTTCATTAGTTTGTTCAGCTTGTATGCTGAAGCTTGTGGATATTGATATATTCTTGCCACATATTTTCCCAATGGTAAAATATTACCATCCCAATCTACTATGTCTATGCGTGATTGCTTCCAATATGCTTGACTCCACGGACATACTCCAATGATTGATGCGAAATACGTCCGCCAGTCAGTATTTTGTGTCAAAAGTTAGCCTCGTCTGCCGCCTCGTTTGCCGCCTCGTTTGCCACCTTTTTTCTTTTTACGTTTCATCGCCATTGTCTGCCCCCCTCTGGTTGTTAAGTTCTAACAACAATCTTTTTGCTTCTGTGATATCTGCTTGTGTGATTTCTGGATGTCTAGCCAACATTTCTTCGTCAGTTAATCCTTCCATTATCATATCTTGAATGTGTGTGCTTCTAGTTTCTGGTGTTGTAGTAGCATGTTCTAACTGAT